GAGGGCGCCCCCGTCACGCCTCGGCTAGAACCAGTCGACCTCGGTGATCACCGTGATCTCGCGGCCGCGCTGGCGGGCGTTGATGTCGTGCGCCATCAGCGCGCGCACCAGCGTCTCGTCCTGCTGGAAGCCGTTCTGCTGGCCGTTCTGCGTGAAGCTCGCCTGGTCGCTGACCATGACCTCGAGGTCGAAGGCCTCGCCGACGATGATGGTGGCGAAGTCGACCAGGTAGATCTCGCTCTCGTCGCCGCCCACGCCGAGGTTCGTCGGGATGTTCGTGGTCGTGCGGAACGGGAGGTTCTCGAGCATCCCGTTGTGCATGTCCTCGCGGTACACGCGGTTGCCGTTGCCGTCGCGCAGCTTCATCAGGAAGTTCTTGGTGCGCGGCGCCATGAGCCAGCCGGGCCGGATCATGCGGACGTTCGCGCTCTCGAGCCGATCGATGGCGTCGATCAGGTCGTTGGTGACCGTCTCGAGCGTCACGTTGCCGGCGTCGAGCGTGCGCGGGACCACGTTGACCGCAGGCGCGAGCCACCGCAGGCCCTTCGGCGTGTCCTGCGTGCCATCGTCCCTGATCAGCGCCAGATCCTTGCGCACCGCGAGGGTGTTCACGAGGTCGTCGCGGATGATCGTGTTCGCCTGCGGCACGGCGTAGCGCAGGAAGTCGTTGCTGATCGGCACCATCGCGGCGATCTTCTTCGCCGAGAGCTTCATGCGCCCGAAGGTCGGCTGGCTCGGCGTGATCGGGGCGACCTCGCCGAGGTAGGCGGCGGTCGCCGCCGTCTCCTGGTGGTTCAGCGAGAGGTTGCCGTTCGGCATCGGCACCGACACCGCGCCGCTCGCCTCGATCACGACGGCCGCGCGGAGCAGCTCGGTCACCTCGGCCATGACGGGCTCGGGCACGAGCAAGCCGGCGCTCGCCGCGTCCTGCGCCTGGATCGCCTTCTCGAAGTGGTCGACCATGCGGTCGCGCTTCCACTCCTTCGCCACGTCGAGCGGCGAGACCATGCGGCCGCGCTGTTGGCCGAGGTACTTCGACGCTGCGATGATGCGCACGAAGTCGGCCGCGTCGAGCCCGCGCCGCTCGTTCGGGCTGATCATCGTCCGACCGTCGGCGGTCTGGACCGCCGGTGCGCCCTCGCGCAGCACGTCCACCGCTCGCTTGTGGTTCGCGGACAGCTTCTCGTCGATCGCCTTGGAGTGCGCCGACAGCTTGCCGTCGAGCAAGGCCTCGACGCGCTTGTAGACGTCCTCGGCGGAAGTCGCGGCCGTCGCGGGGGTGCCACCACCCTGCTTGTTGCCGTTGTCGTCCGCGGGCCCCTCGAGCGGCCAGCGCAGCCCGAACGGCTTCTCGTGCATCGAGGGACCGCCGGTGTTCTTGATCGCCTTCATCGTCTCGTTCTCCTTGTCGTGGGCCGTCGGGCCGCTCGGTTCTACTCCGGGTTCCTCACGCGAGGCGTCGCTCGGCGAGGGCGAGGATTCGTTCGAGGTCGACCTGCGGCTGCGCGGCGGCCTCCTGTCGCGCGCCATCATCGCCCGCGCGCGGTTCGTTGTCCATGGTCGGCTCGGCGCGCTGCTCCTCCGGGTCGTCACCGCAGCCGTCGTCGTCGGCCTCGGCCTCGCGCAGCAGGTCGTCGGCGCCCGCTTGCGACGCGGCGGCGTCCTTCTCGCGCTCGGCTTGCTCCGCTTCCGTTCGACCGTAGGTGCTGGCGCGCACCGCGCGCGCGAACGAGTCGGCGCCCGACTCCCTCCCGAGCGCCACGGCCACGCCGAGCCAGTCGACGGCGTCGGACGGGAACGGCGCCTCGGCGATCGCCTTCGCCTCGGCCTCGGTCGCGGCGCGCAGCTCGGGCGGCTCGGCGTCGAAGTCGTCGCGGTAGTGCCGCGACAGGTGGTTGTAGACCCCGCGGCGATCGCCGGCCGGGATGTCGACGCCGCCGCGGGCGCCGAGCAGCGCGCCCATCGCGGCGGTCAGCCCGCGCCAGACGAGCGTGTGGTCGGTGCCGGCCCGGTGGTGCGGCAGCTTGTAGCTGGTCTTGAGGTCGGGTGCCTCCGAGTCGAACCACGCGCACATCGCGCGCAGGTCGTCCACGTCGGCGTCCGACACCTCGCCCGGTCCGTCCCACTCCGCGCCGCGCGATGCGACCGGAGTCGGCCGGCGGTGCGCGGCGCCGTAGCCGATGGCGCCCCTGTCGACGCCCCGCGCCGCGGAGCGGACCGCCCTCGCGTCCGACAAGAGCGCGCTCGCCTCGGCTTCGAGCGCCGGCAGCGAGAACGCGCGCTCCGGGGCGAGGAGTCGCCACGCCTGCTCCACGTTGCCGGTGGCGCCGCCGTCGAGCAGCTTCTGCAGCAGGCGCACCGCGGGTCGCACGTCGATGCCGATGCCGCGCGCCTGCACCAGCGCGTTGCGGTTGCTCGGCACGTTGACCGCCGAGAACTCGATCAGCTCCCACGACAGGAAGCGCATCGCGAGCGGGCCTCGCTCCTGCTCATAGCTCCACTCCTTCGGGAGGAAGCCGATCGAGAGCGCGCGCATGATGCGCTCCTCGAACATGCGGCCGACCATGAAGCCGAAGGAGTCCACGTCCTCCGGGTTGAAGGTGGCGATGGCGCGCACGGTGTCGTCGGCCGGGTGCGCGCCGAAGCCGTTGCCGATCGCGGGGATGCCGTGGTCGTGGCCGAACAGCATCACCGGGTTCTGCTTGTAGTGCGTCAGGTCGCCGCCGCCGGCCACGACCACGTCGCGATCCCGGTCCTCGCTCTCGTCGGTGATGACGACGGGCATGGCGATCCGCTCCATGCCACCCAGGTCGTCGCGGGCCGCGTCCTTCACGTCCTGCGGGGCGCCCTTGAGGAACGCCATCGCGTCGTCGACGGTCCTGAGCCGCTTGCCTGCGAGGGCCGATCCCTGCGGACGGGTCAGCACCACCTCTACGTCTTCGCCCGGCGCGAGGCCGAGGTCGGCGAGCGGGCGCATGGCCTCGGCTGCGGACGCGGCGTCCTTCGCGGCGCGGGCCGCTTTCCATACGTCGGTGTGCTTCTTCTCGGTGAGGTAGATCCGCTTCATCGTCGTCTCCGTTCAGTTGAACCGCTCGAGGCGCCGCAGCACGGCGGCCTCCTGCTCCTTGAGCCCGCGCACGAACGCCTGCTCCATCTGCTGCTCGTGCCTCGCGGCCTGCCGGTCGAAGGAGCGCCAGATCGCGACCTCGTCGAATCCCTTGCCCCTGCGCTCAGCGGCGACGACGCACCGGCAGTTGACGTTCAGCGCCGCGCTGCGGAACCCGCCGGGGTAGCGCGCGCGCGCTCCCGACGGCGCCACGAACGTCTTGTCGATCGGCACGATCTGCCCGTTCATCTCGCGATGCGCGCGGCGCTCGCGGCCGTCGACGGTCGTCACCCATCGCTTGAAGGGCCATCCCTCGTTCCGCATGGCTTGCTCGCGGGCGAAGTTCGCGGCGGTGTAGACCTCGGTGCGCGCGATGCGTCGCGCGCGGCCCCGGGTCATGCCGTCGAACTGCTCCCGGAGCCGCCGCGCGATGGTCGGCACGCGCTCGCCGGCTGCGACGCCCGAGATCAGGATCTCCTGCATCCTGGTGCGCGTGAAGGCGTTGATCATCTTGATCCTGCTGGTGGAGAAGTTGGCGAGGAAGTCCACCACGTCCTGCGCGTCGGGCCTCCACTTCTTCTCGTCCAGCTCGTCGGTCATGTCGCGGCCGAAGAAGTCGACGGTGCGCTCCTCGATCGGGCGCATGTGCCTGTCGAGCATCGCGGGATCGAGCGCCGAGAGCACCTCGTCCACGTCCGTCCGCCGCAGCGACTTGCGCGAGAACACCCGCACGCGGCGCTCCTGCTCGATCGGCTGCTCGGTTGCCTCCGCGGTCGGCGGTTGCTCGCGCCGTCCGGCCGGCTCCGCGTCCTCGCCGCCGTCGAGCGGATCGAGCGTCACGCCGAGTCGAGCGGCCATCGCGTCGCGCAGCGCGTTCAGGCCGTCCACGTCGCCGATCATGCCGAGGCGCTCGATGCCGAGGGTGAGCTCGTTCAGCGTGATCACGTCGTTGGTGTCGCCGCTCTCGAGGTCGACCAGCGCGTTGCTGACGAGGTGCAACGCCTCGCCGCCCTCCACCGGCTGGTGCCCCTGCAACACGCGCCACTCGTTCATCGACAGCGCCCACTCAGCAGCCTTCGCCGCGTCGAGGATCGACTTGCGATCGGGCGGCACGGGGTCGTCGTAGTCGATGATCAGCGTCTCGCCGTCAGAGAACAGCGGCACGAGCTGCGCCTGCATCTCCGAGCGCAGCAGCTCGAGCCGCGGCTGCACGACGAGGATCGCCATGATGGCGAGCGCCTCCTCGATCGTCGCGCGGTTGCTGTTGTCGAGGTGCCCGACCAACTCGGGAGGCACGTTGTACGTCTCGCGCACGACCTGCATCGAGAACTTGCGCAGGTCGACGATCTCCATGTCCGCGAACTTGTCGTCGAGCCGCACGGCGTTCAGCTTGCCGTTGTGGAAGTGCACGCGGTTCGCGCGAAGCGGGCCACGGTTCCTCTCCTCCCAGTCCTGCCGCGCTACGGTCACCTCCTCGGGCTCCGCGTCCTCGATGCCGATCAGCATCGACGGGATGCCGCGGTTCAGGAACCAGCTCTTGAGGTGCTTGCCGGCGAACTCGTCGCTGTCCAGCTCGTCCGCGAGCGATTCGCCGATGCCGACGCCACGCCCGAGAGGGTCGCTCGGGTCGAGGTCGCGCAAGTAGAGCATTCGCTCGCGCGGCACGCTCACCCTCGCGCCGCGGTAGGTGACCTCAAACGCCCCGTCCACCGAGCGCGGCAGGCTCACGAACTGCGGCGGCACGGGCCACAGCTCGATCGGGTCGCCGGCGTCGCCGCCGCGCCGTTCGACGATCGTGAAGCTGTCGCCCTTGAGGTCGAGGTACGTCTGCACGAGCTTGCGACCGGCCACGCCGCCCATCTCCGCGTTGAATCGCTCCATGAGGTCGAGGAACGGGTGCTGCTCGAGCTCGACCGCGTCCTCGGTGTGAAGCGCCTTCGCGATCGCCGCCTTGCGCGCCCACATCGTCCCGCGCCGCGCCGCCGGTCGCTGCCTCGGGCTCACCCGGTACACGCGCCACGGTACCTGCGCCACGGCCTGCACGATGCGCCCGACCACGCTGCGCAGGTGCGGCAGCCGGCCAAACGCTAACATCAGCTCGGCGGTGCCTCGGCGCGGAGCCTGCCCCGAGCGAATCTGCCCGAGCAGCGCGAGCCCTGTGCGGCTCGGTGCCACCTGCAGCGCCCGCAGCACCGCGTCGTCGATCTCGTCCTCCGAGGCGAGCGCGATCGCCGACTGAACGGCGGGCGCCGGCAGGAGGCTCGGCACGGGTGGTGACAGCAGGCCGGCAATGCGCTCGAAGATGCCCATGTGCGGCAGCGTAGCAGTGCCGGGCCACCCCCGGAAGTCAGGCTGCTACGTAGTCCTCGCCGCTTGCATCTGCCGCCGTCAGGGCATCGTGCTTCGTGACCACGTAGACCGAGCCGATGGCCATGACCTGGACGATCAGCGTCTCGATGCTCGCGTCTAGGATGAACAGCAGGTTTGCCGGCGCCTCGAAAAAGCGCAAGCCTGCTACCCAGTCTGCGTCCGTCAGGTACAGCCTGCTCGTGACGCCTGCCTGGTTGCGCACGACCAGACCACGGGTGGGACTCGGCAGATTGAGCGTCGCGCTCGCACCGGCAATCGCCGCCGTGATCCGATGGAACTTGAGCCCAGGGGGCTCGTCCGCTTGCTTGATGCTCATGCCTCTCCTCGCTTCTCCGCTACCGGCACAGGACGCTCTTTCGCAGCCGACGTGATCGCACGGAGCAGCGGCAGGAGGTCCATCTTGATGTCGTCGTTGTGCTTGAACGCGCGCATGACGCCCACGAGGAACTCGTGCTGCTCATCGGGCAGCGCGACGACCGTCCCAGGCGCGTAATCGCCGAACGCCTCGTTGATCTCCATCATCCACCCGATCGTCTGGTCGCTCTCGACGACCTTGGACGAGCCGGCGTAGGCGCGGACCAGATCCTTGAAGGTGAACGCCGGGTGAGTGCCGTCCGGCTTGACGATGGCTTCGATGACGACGTGCCTGGGGATGACGATGTGGCGCATGGTGACCTCAGATGATCGCGTTGAGAACCTGCCAGTTGACGCCGTCCGAGTAGAGGCACGCGCGGCCCCGCGCTGTGGCGATGACCAGGGTGGCCGCGCCGTCAATCGTCTCGGCGCCGCTCGGGTCGATCGTGATCGTGTTGACGACGCCGGCCGAGCCGCTCTCATCCTTCACCTCGACGACGCGCCCAGTGCGACCGACGGCAGTCGGCAAGTTCACGGTGTGCGGCGCGCTGATCGACGTGTACGCGACGAGGTAGTCGGTGTCGAGCACGGTGTAGTCGGCGTCTGCGATCGTTGTACGATTGATGCTCTGGCTTGTGCGCACGTCGAAACCCGACGTGGGCGAGCCGGTGAATAGCCCGATAGCACCGGTGGTGCCGAGCAGACTGTGGTTGGCGTCGAGAAAGAAGGCGGTAGCGTTGCCGTCACTTTCGATTCTGAAATCGTAGTTGGCTCCGGAATCATTTAGGACGCATTCAGTGGCGTTCAGGCCGATTCGCTCTACTTGCGTGATCGAGAGGTTGGGCGTGGTCTGGATCGACAGCTTCGCGCCGTGAGCGCCACTACTCCACGCCTCGGTGGTGCGCACCTCAAGCGCGACGCCGACCGAGCCGTCCGGCTGCGCGCCAGACTGAGACCCATCGAACAAAATCGAGCCGAGGTAGTCCCCCGATGCCATGTTTGAGAAGACACCGCCCTGCGTTCCACGGAAGTGACCTAGTCGTAGAATGCCTTGATGCGTCGCAGTGGCCGAATATGCGGCGACGTTTAGGCGCGCGGGTTCTGATTGACCGGCCACGAGCAAATGCGTTGACGTCGGGGCCGACTCCCCTATTCCGTTGATGATCACCGCGTGGGCGCTGGCGTCGACGAACAACTGGTGCGTGCGACCGCCGATGCCCTCAATGCGCGTGTCGCTATCCTTGCCATCCTCGTTGACGGTGAGCGACGGCGTGCCGTCGAGACCGAGGATCTTTACCGCCGCGGTGAACGACCGCGTACCATCGGCGACGATGATCTCCACCGAGGTTTTCGCTTTGGTGACCGCGCCGTCTTGTAGCTGCTTGCCTGCGATCTGAGTCATGGCCTCGCCTCGTCATCCGACGGGCCACGGAGGCGCGGCCCGTCGGGTTCGTCATCATCAGACCTCGTAGTCGAAGTCGATCCGGTCGGTCGCGGCGAGCTGGTAGCCCGCGACCGAGCCGTTCCAGTGCAGCGTGTCGGCGGCGGTGATGGCGGCGATCGAGCGCGCGGTCACCCCCGCGTCGCCCGAGAAGTAGCACTCGACCGCGACCTTCGTTCCGTCGCCGACGAGCACCGAGAGCCCGTTGACGAGCACCGAGACGTGACCGTCGAGCGCCGGGGTCGCTGCGACCGTCGTCGCCGTGGCCTGGTCGTTGTCGCTCGCCGTGACCGACGCGGTCATGTTCTTGTTGCCGCTCGTCGGCGCGGGCGAGTCGTGGACGTGGTCGGCGCGGGCCAGGCTCGAGGACGAGCCCTGCGCGTTGGCGGTGCCGACCGCCACGGGCGCGGCGGTCGCCGCCTGCAACTGCGCGTCAGCCCGCAGCAGGCTCGAGGACGAGCCCTGCGCCGCCGCGGTCGCCTCGCTCTTGATCGTCGTGCCGGGCGTCGCGGTCGCCGCCTGCAACTGCGCGTCGGACCGGAGCGCGGTGCTGGCCACGCCCTCGGCCGCACCCGTCGCCTCGCTCTTGACGGTGGTCGCCGGGGCGGCGAAGGACACCGACACCGGCGTGGAGAACTGCGAGAAGGACTGCGCCGTGGTGTCCACCGTGATCGGGTCGGCCGTCGTCAGAGCCCACCCGGTCTGCGCGAGCGTGCTGCCGGCGAGCACCACGCAGAACAGGCCGCTCGTCACCTCCGCGTTCTCGTCCGCGTCCGTCGCGCGCGTGAGCACGTAGGGCGCGCCCGCGCCGCCCGTCGCCGTGACGACGTAGATGCCGTTGTCGCTCGCGGGCGTCTCGTCTTTCACGAGGATGCGGTCGTTGACCGCGACGGTCACGCCGTCGACGGAGAGCGCGCCGTTCGCGTCGGCCGTCAGCGTCTTGCCGACGCCCGAGCCGCCCGCGGTGTTCGCCGGCAGCGCCGCGGCGGTCGCCAGCCGCACCGACGCCTTCACGTCGAGCCCGGCCGCTACGGCGTCGACGTAACCTTTCGTCGATGCGTCAGCCGCGACCGTCGGCGCAGCCAGCGAGGTCAGCTTGAAGCCGCCCATGCTCTGGTCAGCGGTGAACGGGCGCGTGCCGTCCGCCGCGACGATCTCGGTGGTCGTCTTGACCTTGGTGACCGTGTTGTCGCGTAGCTGCTTGCCGCTGATCTGTGCCATCGCCGTCTCCTGTTGGTTATGACTCGTACACCGCGATCAGCTCGTCAGCCAGCTCGAGGTCAGGCGCCGTGCCTGACGCCGCGAGCCACGTGATCGTCTGACCGGAGATCGTGTAGTCGGCGCCCGCGCCCTGCCGCAGCAGCACGCCGTTCAGGTGCAGCGCCACGGCGGCGGCGGCCGACGGCGAGAGGTTGAGCTGGTCGGCGAGCGCTGCGTCGAGCCCGCTCACCGCCTCGGAGGCCACGACCTCCTGCCGCGGGGTGCCGCCCCCACCGCCGCCGCCCCCTGCGATCGTCGCCGGTGCACCGCCGTCCTCGCTGACAAGGAACGCCTGCGCGGCGTCGTCGTACCAGAGGAACCCGACGCCGGGCTGCGGCGCGGGCGCGTCGTCGCCCATCGACAGCAGGCGACCCGGGCCGTCCTCTCCCGTGCGCTCCCACCAGCTGCCGCGGTATCGCCTGGTCGCCACGCGCGCAGCCTATCCCGCGACCCCGCGGTTTGAGAAGGAGGGGTCCGCCGCCAGCTCGCGGGGGGTCGAGCTGGCGGCGGACCGAGAGCAGCACGCATGACACCCGGGGAGGGGTCGCGACCAGCGTAGCGCATCCTCACGCCAGCGTGAAGCGCGGCCGTGTGGACACCGACAGCTCGGAGAGCGCCCAGACCAGCGCGTCGAGACGGTCGGGGCTCGCTTCCCCCGCTGTTGCTCCCGTGTAGCTGCACATCTGGTCCTCGAGCTGCGGGAAGGCGCCGACGTGATGGACGCGGCCCTGCTCGTACAGCGCGCTCACGGGCTCGGCGCGCAGCCGCTTGCCCCGGCTCGCGTGCACCAGCTTGACCCGCGCGCGGGGCGCGACGGTGCGGATCGTAAGCCCGACCATCTCGCCGCCGTTGTTCGCCTCGGCCACAATGCAGTCGGCGTCGAACTCGTCCGCGGCGTCGACAGCGCGCCGAGCCCACCCGGCGGGCGGCAGTCGGCAGGAGCGGTCGGCGAGCACGTAGGCGTGGCCGTCGGCCGCGCGAGCTGCCACCACGATCCCGGTCTCGCAGCTCTCCTCGCCGCTCGTCACGGCCGGGTCGATCGCCACCACCACCCGCTGCAGGTCGTCGCCCGATGGCCTCGCGGCCCTGCGCGCGCGGTCGATGGTCGCGCGGTCCCACAGCGCGCCGACCACGTCCTCGAGCAGCTCGGCCATCAGCTCCTGCCGGCCGAGGCGCGTGCCCTCGTAGCGGCCGAGCATCTGCCGCAGGAAGTTGTCGTCGAGGTTGCCCCGGTTCTCGTAGGTGCTGCCGCGCGTGGTCACGCACCCGCCGAGCGCGAGCAGGTCGCGCAGCGCCTTGATCGGGCGCGGCGTAGTCGTGACGACGGCGCGCGCCGGTCCGCCCGAGCGCCACGGCAGCCGCAGGCCGAGCGCGAGGTTGTCCCACGTCTCCTCGGGGTACTGGAACGCGGCCAGCTCATCGACCCACGCGAGCTGGTGCTGCGGGCCGCGCAGCTGGTCAGGGTTCTCACCCGAGAACACCGTCGCGTGCGCGCCGTTCGGCCACGTCAGCCGACGCTTGGATGGCTCCCACCGCGGGCGCTCGCTCGGCGGCGTGATCGCGAGGATGCCCGCCGGCCCCTCGATCATCACGTCGCGCGCGTCAGCCGGCGTCTTGGCGACGAGCCCCACGTGCTCGACCTCGCCGGTGGCGACGATCTCGCGCACCGCCTCGGCGCCGCACCGGGTGTTGTGCGTCGCAATGAGGTGACGGCCTGCGAGGTAGAGCCGAGACGGCGAATCCACCGTGATGCACCGGACCGGAACGGACGGGATCTCATCGACGGCGACGATGTAGCGATGGGTCGTCCGAGCTTGTTGGCTACGACCCCCATGCTGTCGCGCGAGCTTCCTCGACAAGCGGAAGACCGGAACATGAGGGGTCCAAGTGATTCGCCACTTGCGACCGACAATGCGCCCGTTCAGTTTCGCGTCGCTCTCCGACATCGTCGGCTTGAATCCAAGCGAAAGAACGAGCGCGAACGCATCGGCGGCGAGCCCACCATCGGTCAAGGTCAGCTCGACATGCCCACCGGGAGCAACGGTGCCATCCGTGTCCATCAACCCAGCGAGCAGTGCGCGCCGCTGCTCAACGCTGGCGCGCAGGTATTCGGATGGGATCTTCTTCGCGCCGAGCAAGCGCATCGACCTGAGCGCCGAGTGAATCGAGCCGTTCTCGATCATCCGGCCAGTCGTCTCGTCCCGCAGGGGTGCCTTGGCGCCAATGGCGAACCGGAACGCGGCGCTGCTTGCGCATCGCTTTCGCGGACCGCAGGCGACGCCGCAGGCTTCTATGAGGGCGACCATCTCGCCGAGGTCTTGCGCCCCTTGGGTCACGGTGGCCGATGCGCTGTCGCCGTCTCCGAGCCACACCCCGAGCACGTATGGATCGATGGCGAGCGCAGCAGCAGACGAACGCAGCGCGCCCGCGCACGGAATCGAGTGATTTACCTCTGCACGCTTTCGCCCCGGCCGATGGATCGTGGCGGCGATCTGCTCCGTCGTCTTGACCATCGGTACAGCTCGAGGACACGCTGCCCGTGCGTGCGCCTTCCGCGCTGCCGCATCCCACGTCATCCACAAGTGCTCCGCGTCTGCGACGATCTCCGCGCCGTCATCAAACCGAACGCGGTAGCAACGACGATCGTGGAGAACGGCGTGAGCCTTGAGCACTATGGTCGGGCGGCCGCTCTCGTCGAATACGAGATCGCCATCGCGCAGTGCACCCATGGTGCTCCAACCCGAGGGCGTTGCGATCGGCGTGTCGAGCGCGAGCGCCTTCCCGAACCCGCGACCTGCGAGCACTACCCAGTACGTCCACGGGTCGGGCGGCGCACGCTGCTCGGGGCGCGACCAGAACTGCCAGTCCCACGCGAGCCGCTCCCACTCCTCGTCGTCCCCATCCTCGAGCAGCTCCTCGGCGAGCGCGCCGCCCACGAGCGCGCGCAGCTCGCTCAGCTGCTCGGCGAGGCTCTGGCTCATGCGACCGCGTAGCGGCTGCGCAGCACGCCGGCGGCGCGCGCGACCTTCGGGTTCGTGTGCGCGAAGCGGTGGCACGCGCGGCACACCGCGATGCAGTTCGCGCGGTCGAGGATGCTGCCGCCGGCCGAGCGCGGGAGGAGCTCGTGCACGTCCATCGGCACCGCGTTGCCCGAGCAGATAATCCCGGCGCGCACGAGCTTGTCGGCGAGCGCGGGGTCGAGGCGGACGACCTCGCGGTGCAGGGCGGCACCGGCCTGGCAGCTGCGCGTCGCGCCGAGCAGGTCGACCACGAGCAGGCGGCGCTCCTCGCGCTCGGCCTCGGCCCGCTCGTCGGGCGGTTTACGTTTCGCCCGCTCGAATGAGGAGGCGCCGCGCGGGCTTGCGTCCTCGCCGTCGGCCATCGCGGATCTGCGCCACGCGGAGCGGCGCATCGGGGAGCGCCTCACTCGTCCGTCCGGCGCTTGAACAGCGCGGCGTGCGCCACCATCGCGCCGACGGCGCCCACGGTCGCGGTCGAGAGCGCTGGCAGGAGCGGCGCGGTGCCGCCGCCGAGCGCAACGGCCGCGTTCAGACCGGCGGTGATGGCGGTCGCAGCCGCCATCTGCAGGCGCGGGCTCAGGTCTAGCCGCTTCACCGCTGTGAACGCCGCGGCGTACACGGGCAGGCTGGCGGCCGCGTGCGCGGCGAGCTTGGGGTCGAAGCCGAGGGAGATCGGGTCCATGGGGTGCCTCCTGCCGGGAGCCTACAGCGGCCGACCGGTGCCGTGGCAGGTGACGCACGCCGCGGGCTTGCCGTCCAGCTCGGCGGCGACCTCTCCCTCACCTTTACACTCGAGGCAGCGGTCGCGCTCGGCCTCTACCGCGGCGACGAATCGCTCGAGGGCGGCCGCTGCCTGCGCCGCGACGCCCGCCGACAGGGCCACGCCGCGCTCGAGGGCGGCGAGCCGCTCCTCGATGCCGTGCGGGTCGGGCTGACCGGCTGCGCGCGCGAGCAGCCGCCGGAACAGCGCGAGCGGGATCGCCACGTGGTCGAGCAGCCCCACCATCGGGGCCCGGTAGTGCAGCACCCGCCCGGTGGCGCCCAGGAGGCCGTCGAGGGGCGCGCCCGCGAACACGGGCACGCACAGCTCGGGGAGCTGCTCGGCGTCTGGCGGGTAGGTGCGGTCGATGGCGCCGCCGCGCTTGCAGTCGCGGTCGTGGCCGAGGTTGTCGGGCCACAGGCACTCGGGGCATTGGGTCATGGCGTCGCTCCCTCGTTCTGAATGGCACGCCGCACCAGCAATCCGTAGTCCCGCGGCGACAGCGGCAGCAGGTTGGTGGGGTTGTTGTTCCATACATTCCCGTCTCGGTGGTGCACTTGCACGCCGCGAGGCTCGCCAAGCATCAAGCGGTGCAGCGGCACGAGCCGCTCGCCGACGCGCACGCCGATCGCCAACGACTCGCCGATGAACTGGAGCGGCGACGCGCTGCCACCGTGCCGTGCGCAGGCGCCGCGCGCGAGCAACACCCGCGCACAGCCCGCGAACGAGCAGCGCCACAAGTCGAAGCGCGGCCAGCGTCCCTCCCAATGCGCGAGCCGATCCGCGCCGATGAAGGCAACAATCTCCGATGCGGCCAGGCGTCGAGCGATCTTGCCCCGCGCGACGTTGATGGCCGCAGCCACGGCTGCAAGGTCGGTTGCATCCACGCGCTCGGCGACGCTCACCGGCATCGGCCCCGCGGCGGCGAGGTCGTCGAACGTGAACGACCACCGCTTTCGTCCGCGCTCGCGGTGCCGCGGATACAGCTCGCGTGGATTCTGACCAGGCTTCGGCAGCTCCATGTCGGCGTTGTAGCGAACAACGCTGCAAGCACGCAAGCACAATCAGGCGTCGCTCGACTTCGCGGCACGCTCGCGCTGCTGCTGCTCGGCGACCTCTTGCAGCCGCTTGAGCTTGGCCATCACCCACTCGCGCGCGCTCTGCGTCGCTCGGCCGGCGTCGACCGTGGCGAGCGCGCCGGTGACCTCCGTCTCCGTGCGCTGGCTCCAGCGCTCCTTGTTGCGCCGCTCCAGCAGGAAGGCCGACGCCCGCCAGTCGCCGGGCCGCTTGTCGCTGCCTTGCGCTGCCTTCCCGATGTTCATCACGTCGCGCGCCTCGGCCTGCGCGAGCGCCTTCTCGACCTCGGTCGAGAAATCGACAAGGGCGCGGCGGTGGTCCGAGAGGGTAGCGGTCGCGGCGTTCGCGCCGAGCCTGCGGCGGATCTGCCCCCCTTCCTTGAGCCAGCCGGTGAGCGTGGCGCGGTCGACGCCGGCTGCCTGCGCGGCGACGGTGAGGTAGTTCCCGCTGCGCACGAGGTCGCAGATCATCTTCGCGGTGACGGGCGTCAGCAGCGATGGCTGGCCGCGCTTTCGCTTCGTCGGTGGCTTGCTGCTGGTCTGCACCATGCCCGTGTGATAGCACGGTGGGGGAGGTGCGTGAATGGGCGAGGCGAGGATCAACGCGGGGCTGTTGCCGCTGGCTCGGCCGATCGAGTCGCTGCGGTGCGACCCGAGGAACGCGCGCCGACACGCCGAGCGCGACCTAGCGGTGCTGCGGCAGAGCCTCGAGCTGCACGGGCAGCAGAAGCCGATCGTGGCGCTGCGCGATGGGAAGGTGATCGCCGGCAACGGCACCCTGGAAGCGGCGCGCTCGCTTGGATGGGAACGGCTGGCGGTGGTGACCTACGACGATGAGGATGCGGCGAAAGCGGCGGCGTTCGCCATCGTGGATAACCGCAGCGCGGAACTGAGCGAGTGGGACGTCGAGATTATGATCAAGACGATGGGCGGCCTCTCGCCAAACCTCGCTGCCTCCGTTGGCTTCGCACAACAAGATCTCGACACGCTCATCGCGCAACTCACGCCAGCGACGCCCGATGAGTGGGGCGATGCTTTCGGCGCGGTTCCATCAGGTGACCGCACGACGCTTGCACAGATGAGCTTTGTGCTCACGGAGGCCCAGGTCGACACAGTCAAGCGCGCCATCGTCGCCGCGCGCGGGAAGGTCGACCCGAAGGCGGCCGGCAATAGAAACGCCAATGGCAACGCACTCGCGTGGGTCGCACAGTGCTTCCTCGACGCCATCGAACTAGCTGCGCATGGGTGAGGCGAAGTCGATCTTGCTCCGACCGATAGGGGCCGCGACGGCAAACGACTTCATCCGTCGCGTGCACTACAGCGGAACGGTGACGCGCAACTCGCAACTACACGTCGGCGTGTTCCTTGGTGGCGTCATGCACGGTGCTATGAGCCTCGGACCTCCGCTCGACCGCAGCAACGTGATCGGCCTGGTCCGAGATACGCCGTGGAACGGGTTCTTGGAGCTGAATCGGCTTGCGTTCACCGAGCAGCTTCCGCGCAACAGCGAATCACGCGCACTCGGAGTGCTCGCCCGGTTGCTTCGCAAACACCGGCCGGACCTTCAGTGGTTACTGTCGTTCGCCGACGGCACCCAGTGCGGCGACGGCACCATTTATCGCGCTGCCGGGTTCCTGCTGACGGATGTTCGCAAGTCGGAAAACCTCGCGAGATTCCCCTGGGGCGTCAAACATAAGCTCTCCTACCAGAGCAACCCGGCATCTCCTCGGCCAGAGCTAGGAGGCCGCTCGTACCTCGAGGTTTGTGGCGGCAGGCAATCGTGGCGCATCTTCGTCACCCGCTGCGGGGGGGAGATCCTGTCGGGATTCCAGCTGCGCTATCTGCTCCCGCTCGACCCGACCGCACCCGGCAGGCTCACCGTGCCAGTGCTGCCCTACTCCACGATCGACACCGCCGGCGCAGCGATGTACCGTGGCGCTCGCGGGCGCCCGCGCGGGACCTGCGGCGACCAGCCGTAGGAGAGGGTTCGCAGCCCATCCGCCCGCTCCATTTCAAGCCACTGGTTTGTAACCGCCCGGCCGCATGGGGCCGGGACCGGGCCCGTTACAATCCTGCTGCCCTCTTGTAGGCCGCTTGCGGTAGGCCGGCGCTTGCGCTGTGCCCCGCTTGCTGCTATCCTGTGGTCCCGCCTCGGCGTCGAAAAACCGGGCGGGCACAGCGGCGAGCGCGACACCCCCGGGGCGCCCGACGACACACAGGAAGCGGAACGGGGGCCCACGGAGGCTGTCTCCCCGGAAAACGGGAGGCGGGGGCCGGGGGGGGAGCGAGAGGAAGCGCGCGGGGTGCCGTGCGCCTCACGAGCGGCGG